CGGTGCTCTGGTAGATGCTGCCCACTGGGTAGGCAGCCAAAGCGCTGTCCGCAGAAAGCCTTCCGTCCGCATCGACCGTCAGGCCGCTGCCCACTTTCACGCCGCCCAGCGTGGTTGCGGTGGCAACGGGAAGTTTGATGTTTTTCATTGCGTCACCAACAGCTTTTGCGTCAGCCGGGGCTCCCTCGACGCTCAGCGTCTTGTCGGTGCTCACGATGGTGGCGGCCCTGTCTGCGTCGGCTTTGGCAGAAGAGGCAGAGCTTTCCGCACTCTTTGCGTCTGTGGATGCTGACTGTGCGCTTTGGGCTGCGCTGGTGGCGGCAGTCTGGGCCGCGCTTTTGCTTTCTGCAGCTGCTGCCGCCTTTTCCGTCGCGATGCTGGCTGCTCCGGTGGCGGTCTGAGCGGCCTGCAGAGTGGCCTGCTGCTGGCCTGTCACTTCCTCGGCGTACTGCTTGACGTATTCCATGCCCTGTGCGATGTCCTCGCGGACTTCCACACCGCGCTCTGCGGTGCGAATCCCCTTGATTGCTTCGTCAAAGGTCTTGTCCATAAATTTCTCCTTTCTCAGCCCTTGAGCGCCCGGCTCAGGTCGTAAGCATCAGACGCCTTGCGGGCAGTCAGGGACTGCAGATCGCTGAGGCTGGAAAACTCGGTGCCAAAGGTAAACTCTTTTTTATCCGGTGCATCCAGCGGCTCCACCAGCTTGGAGCACAGCAGCCACGTATCCACGCCGTGGGCCGCCGAAAAGATATGCGTCTGCTTTCCAATGGCAAGGCGGTCGATATCGATGCCCGCGTCTTTCAGATCCACAGCCTTCACGGTCATTCCGTTCAGGTACCGCAGATTTTTTGCCAGCTCTTCCTCTGCAGCGTCCAGCAAAGACTGTGGGCTGTTGTAATTGCCCTCGACATGGATCACCTTGGTGATGATGCCGTAAATCTTTTGCGCCTTGACGTCATTGACTGTTTGGGAGATGATGCTCTGGATATCCACAAAGGGCCACGTTTTCTCGGTTTTTGTGCCAAAAGCGATGACCCGCGTGCAGATGTCCTCTGCTTTGGTGTAGCTGCTCAGATCCAACATGTTGACCCCAAAGGCAATGGCCTGGGGGTTCTTGTCCGTGATCTTCTGCATGTAGTCCAAATAGCGGTAATTCTGCTGCCCAAAAAACGGGAGATTTACCGACCCGTGGCGGATCACAAAATAACCGCCGTACTTGTCTGTGAGCTCGCTTTGCAGGATGTCCAGCGTTTTGCCGTAATTTTTGCCATCTCCGAAGCTGTAGGTGGGTTCTTTGGTGTCAAAAGCAAAGCGGCTGTCAGTCTTGCCATTGATTGCAAGACTGTACGAGCCGCCTTTTTCGGTGATCTTGTAGGTGCTGGATTCGGACGCCTTTGTGATATCATAGATGGAGTATGTGCCAAAGTCTTTGCTACAGGTCGGGCAGGAGACGTATGCTTTTGCAACGGTGACGATTGCATTCCACGTCTTGCCGTCCGCGTAGGCCACGGGGTACCGGACGCGGAAATTGTTTTCACCGATGCGGGAGAGTACATAGCCACCAAACATGCGTTCTGCGTTGAGCTCCCAGCTCAGGCAGGAAGCTTTCATCTGCGAGTCGACGCTCGACTGCTCGACCTCTTCGCTCCACAGCACCGCGCCGTTGATGGGGTTATAGATCGTGTAGTGCTGGATATAGTCGTCATCGTCGTCATAGTGATAGCCTGACTTCACCACCTTGAGCCCGTCGATGTAGGGCACCACCATAGGAGTGTCCATCTGCACCTTGCCGGGGGTGAACGCCTTGTAAGCGTCCACCTGTGCGTTGTGATTGGCACAGACCCACTCCAGAAACTGAGAAAAGCTCACGTTTCTGGCGCTGTAAGGCGCGGCGCCGCTGTCGTTGAGGTAGGCCATTTCGCCCTCGCAGTAGACTTTCTGGCGCACCCGAAAATCCTGCTCGTGGCTCATGACGCGGCCCTGCCAGATCTGCCTCCAGATCTCTTTGCCGTCCTTTTGCTTGTCGCCCTGCTGCACCTCCACCACCGTCATGAGCTTTTGCAGCGCGGAGTGTGCGACGTTGCCCAGCGGCAGGGTGAATTCCAGAGAGCCAGCCTTGCCCACCTCGCGGGTCAGCGTGGGGCTGGTGAGCTTTTTGGTGCCGGTGATGTCCCCGGGGTCGTAGATGCAGGCTTTGGTCACCCACGTGTCAACGCCGGACTGTGTGCCGGCATAGATCTTGTAACTCATAGGCTCGCCCCCAGATACTTGATACTGATGCTGCAGTCCGCAGACGCAGAGAAAACGAGGGTGCCCACCACACCGTCCGGCATGGTAAGGCCCTCGATATACTGCCAGTCGGTGGACTTGGCCAGAATGCCTGCTTCAAAGCCGTTGAGAGACACCGCGATGTCTGCGGCGGTCTCGCTGCGCTGGAAGTAAATACCGGCCGCACGCGGGGCACCGGTGATGGACACCTCTTTGTCCTCGCCCGCCTTGAGCGGGATATTCGTGTAGTTGCGCACGATGTCCGTTTCAAAGTTGAAGTCATCCCACAGCCAATCGTTCGAGCCATCGTAGATGCTGCGCTTGAAGGGGTTGCAGGTGCCGGTGATGGTAAAGGTGCTGGAAAGCCGGTCACGGGACGGTGAGATCTTCCACAGCCCTTCCCAGTACCACGCGGGATCCTCGTCGAACTTACACCGCAGCCACTTGCCGTGGATGGCGTTGGCGATGGTGCTTTCGATGCTGGGCCACTTGCTTTTCGGGGCATTGCAGAGCAGCTCCATGGTGATGGTGCGCTTTTTATAGTGCACCTTGCCGTTATCCCATGTGGTAAGGTTGAGCAAAGCGTCCGATCCGGTGACCTGTACAAGGTACTCGTCCACCTCGGCAGCGCCGATCTTGGGGCTGCCCACCTTGAGATACAGCCCCCAGTCTTTCAGGGTGTGGTAGTCCCCGATTTTTGCACCCAGAATCTTTGCCATTACACACCCCTCGCTTTCCGTGTCACCGTCACGCCGATGCGTGCATCCACGTTGGTCGCCATGCGGGGCGACAGCACGCCCACCAGTTCACCGGAATCCATGACCACCTGACCCTTACCGATGTCCGGCAGATGCTCGTCCAGCATCCCTTCAATGCGTTCCAGAATGCTGGTCTGCCGGTCAACGATGGACTGCTGGCCGGTGACGCGGTACTGCAGGGCTGCGCGGGTGGAGAAGGTGCCCAGACTGTCATACACGCCGGTCTTGTCAAAGGGGCTCTGGTAGTGGCTGACGGGCTGCTGGTCGTTCTTCTTGTTCATCCACGCGGCAAGGCCGATGCCGCCAGCGACTGCGCCCACGCCCAGGATCAGGGCAAGGACGGGGTTTGCTGCCACAAAGGACACGATGCCACCCAGTGCAGAGGTGATGCCGCCTGCCATGCCGGAAAAGCTCTGGACGATGCTGCCTAGTGCTCCGCCCACGCCGCCGGAGCCTGCAAGGCCCTGCACGATCTCAGAGAACGCCTTTACAGACGTAGTGGCGCCATCCACTCCGGCAGTAATGCCATTTGTGAAGATGCTCTGGATGGATTCCAGCGCCTTGCCGGTGCCGCCGCTGAAGTAGCCCTCATTGACTGCAGTCGCCGCGTCCGCAAGCCACTTAGAGATCACGTCGCGCTGCTCCTGCGACACTTCGCCCCAGATCAGATTGACAAAATCCAGCCCAAGACTTGCCCAGTCGCCGTTTTTGGCGTCTTTGAATGTGTTCTTTACCAGCCCGAAAATGCCCTTATCCAGCTGGCCGGAAGCCTCGCTCAGCTGCTGGTCAATGCGGCTCTGGGTGCCCTTTACGCTCTTGTCAATCTCGTTGGAGGTCTCCGTCACCTTGTCTTGAATGCCGTCGATGTAGGTGATGATCTTCTCGTAGGTCTCCGCGCCGTTCTCACCGATGCGCTGGCCGGTCTCTGTGACGGTCTTCTTGATATGCTCGCTGCCGTCCGCGTACTTTTCCACTGCCTGCTGCACCTTTGTGGTGATGCCGTCAAAGGTGGTTTCCGAGACGTTGGTAAAGGTGCCCAGCAGCGTTTTTGACATGTCGTCATAGGTCTTTGTGACCTTTGTGACCGTGCCGTTGACTTTGGTTTCGACCTGCTTAAAGGTCGTGGCAACACCGTTCACCATCTCCTTGCCGGTCGTGGTGGTGGTCTCGGTGATGCGGTCTTTGATTTTGCCCGCGCTGTCCTTAACCTTTTCGGTGAGGGTCTGGATGCTGGTGGTCACAGCGCCCAGCGCGTTCTGTGCGGTGGTGGTAGCCGTGCTGGAGATGGACGAAATGACCGTTTCGGTGGTGGACTTGGAACCGGAGGAGCCGGATTTTTTACCGCCGGAGGAGCCGCCGCCACCGCCTGTGGTGACGATGGAGCTGCCCCCGTTGCCATTGGCTGCCGCCAGCTCCGCCTGACGCTCCGACCAGCTTTTGTTGCTGATGCCAACGCCTTTCAGAGCATTTTGCCGTAAACGGTTTTTGTTGCTCTGCCGGTTATTTGCATCCGCGTACTCTTCGTAGGTATCAAAGTCAGCCGTGGCGGCTTTTCCAAGAAAGCGGTTGAGCTTATAGCTCAGCTGATCTAGCCATGTGGTGGCTTTGCTTGCGAAGTCCTTGAAAGCGTTTTTTGCCGTGTTGATAGGCTCCGTCAGGCCGGTGATCGTGCCTGCGAGACCAATCCAGCCGTCCGTTTTGTAAGCTTCCTGTGCTGCGACGAGCATATCGTTCAGATTGCCGATTACAACACCGACGCCGCTGGATAAATCGCCGGTCAGCAATCCCGCCAGCTGCTTCACATTGTCCTGCAGGGTAGACATGCGGCCATTCATGGTCTGGCTCTGGGTGTCCATGCTGTTGTAGTAACGCCCGCCCTCTTCGGATGCGGCCTGCAAAGCCTGCGTCAGCAGATCATAACTGATGGTCATATTCTGCACTTCAGCAGTGGACTTGCCTGTGTAGTCGGCAAGAATGCCGTACACGTCGATGCCGGCATAAGCAAACTGTTTGATGTCGGCCGTTGTAGCCTTGCCGGTGTTGGCGATCTGCTGCAGGTTCTGGGACATGCGGTTCAGCTCGTCGTTGCCGCCACCGGTCGCAGAGACCGCGTCACCCAGTGCCATGATGGTATTGCGGGCATAGGAAGCGTTCTCGCCTGCAGAGATCAAGTACTGGTTCGCCTTTGTCAGGGACTCGACATCAAACGGGGTTTTTGCCGCATCTTCCTGGATCTGGCTCATGACCTGCTGGGCGGCTTCCGCGCTGCCCAGCATATTGGTAAAGCCGGTGGTGTATTTCTCGATCTGGGCGTTGTACTCGATTCCGGAAGAGATGAATCCCTCTGCGGCACTGAGTGCGGCGGAGCCGAGCTTCGAGAAAACGCTCGCCATGACCGTGCCCTGCGTAATAGCGCTGGCCAGAGATTTGCCGGACGCTTTATCCGTGGAGCTGGCAAAGCCATCCATGCCGTTGTTTGCGGCTTTCAGCGCGGTCGTGGTTGCCCTGAGCTGCGCTTCTGC